AGTTGCATTAAAATACAAACTAAATGACTATGCCTTGTGGGTTGATGGCTCTGAAGTGTACTCAAGTGCAAACAGTTTAGTACCATCTATAGGAACTTTAAATGCTTTGAATTTTTCAAGTGGTGATGGTAGCTTTTCTTTCTACGGCAAAACCAAAACAGTAGCCGTATTTTCAGAGGCTTTAAGTGACGAAGAATTAACCTGTTTAACAACTATATAATGATACATTTAAGATACGAATTTAACGACAAAGAACAAGCCGACACAAAGATAGCGGCTCTACATACAACAGATGCAGAAGGCAATCAAGTTTGTAATGTAAACGCAGCCTTTGTAAGGCTAAATAAATTTGTAATGACCCAAGGCACTTACGATAGCGAAGGCGTTGAAATAACAGCCCCTGTGTTATCTAATGGCTATGCAGTAGACGTTTTATGGAGGGATTTAGACGCATCTCCTTACGGATGGAAAACATACGAGGTCAATCCTAGCAATCCAAAGCACGTAATACTTTAGTGCTCAAGACCACACGCAAATCAAAAATGTGTTAAAAGTGTTTTTAAATAAAGTATAAACCTTAAAATCAAAACCTTATGCTAAACGCAAAAGACACATTAAAAAAAATAGCTGACGCTTTAAATATCGCAGCTGAGCCGACACCACAACCTGAGTCTGTAGAGCCAACAAAAGAACTAATAGAAGAGCCAACAGCCGAGGTAGTAGAAGAGGTTAAACAGGAAGTAAAAGAAGAGCCAAAGGCAGAACCTCAAGAAGTGACCGAGGTAGAGCCTAAAGAAGAGGTACAAGAACAACCTAAAGAAGAGCCTAAAAATGAAAGGGTAGAGGCTTTAGAAAAACAACTAGAGGACTTAAAAAGCATCTTAGCAGACGCTATGAAGCAACCTGAGCCGACAGAAGTAGAAGTACCACAAGAAGAGCCTAAAGGCCTTACTCATAGCCCTGAGAAACAGGTTAAAAAAACAGCTAACGGAGTAGGTAAAAAAGGAGCTTCAATTCAAGAAAGAGTATTCAAATATATCAATAATAATTAATTTTAATTTCATTTAAAAAATGGCAACAACAACATCAATCACTACCAGCTACGCAGGAGAAAAGGCTCAAGGATTTATAGCCGCTGCTTTGCTTTCAGCACCAACCTTAGATAAAGGTGGTATCACTGTAAAACCGAACATTAAGTACAAACAAGTAATGCAGAAACTAGCTGTAGGAGACATCGTGGCAGATGCTTCTTGTGACTTCACAGCAACTTCAAGTGTAACTCTTACAGAGCGTTACCTACAAGTTAAGGACTTTCAAGTAAACCTTGAACTTTGTAAGGCTGACTTTGAATCGGATTGGCTTTCTATTGAGCAAGGATTCTCTAGCTTTGACGAACTACCAAAGAGCTTCGCAGCTTACTTAATCGGGCACGTGGCAGGTAAAGTAGCAGCTAACGTAGAAAACAACATTTGGAACGGAACAGGAGCAGGAAAATTTGACGGACTAGTAAACCTTATGGACGCTGACGCAGACGTAGTAGACGTGCCATTCACAGGTGCAACTGATGCTTCTAACATCATAAGCCGCCTAGGAGACGTAGTAGACGCAATTCCTGAGACTATCTATGGTAACGAAGGACTAGCAATTTATATCTCTCAAGCTGACGCACGTTCTTACGTAAGAGCTCAGGCTGCTTTAGGTTATAAAGACCTTTACCACGTAGGGCAAACTGCAATGGACTTCGAAGGAGTTAAATTGTTTGTAGCAAACGGATTAAATAGCGGTCAAATGGTTGCAGGAATGAAGGACAATCTTTTCTTTGGTTGCGGGCTTCAAAATGACCAAAACTTAGTTAAACTTATCGACTTAGCAGACATCGACGGTTCACAGAATGTACGTGTAGTAATGCGTTATTCTGCTGCAGTTCAGTACGCTATCGGTTCTGAAATCGTTTTAGCTCAAGTAGCTTAATTAGCTAACTAATTATCTAAAGGGCCTCTTTAACTAGGGGCTCTTAATTAACTCAATATCAATAATTTAATACATATACACAATGGCTTGTAATATAACAGCAGGACGTTTAGAAGGATGTAAAGACGCAGTAGGTGGATTGAACGCTATCTACTTCGTGAACTTCGGTGCTATGGGAGATTTAACTGTATCTGACGAAACAGTAACAGGAATCGCATCTACAACACCTGACGCCTTCAAATACGACCTAAGAGGTACATCTACCTTTGACCAATCATTAACATCTAGTAGAGATAACGGAACTACTTTCGCTGAGCAGACGCTA